TTAGTAATAACACCTTTAAGTAGTAATTGCTTCTCAAGGATGATACTGAATAACTCAGAGAACCTAGTTCTAAGACGTTTAATGAATTTACTAAACTTCAGTTCGTCACGAGTAATCTCGTTAGCACGACCCATATTAAACTGTGCTTCTGATTCCAGTCTAGTTGATGGAACATTTAATGATTCGTATAGTTTCTTACGGAAATATAATACGTCATCTAATTCGCCAAGGTTCATTCCTGAAGGAAGTGTAGTAATCTCAGTACCACGACCACCTTCACGTCTAGGCAACCAATAGTCCTCAAGCATAGTCATAAACTTACGATCGTCTTTCACTTCACCAGTGTTAGCATCGTACACAAGTTTATTCTTATGCTTCGCCATCATATCTCTTAGATATTGTTCTGCTTTACCCTTCGGCAAGTTACCAACATCAATATAAAAGATTCTACGTTCTGGAGCACGAGCAATACGGTAAATAACCGTTGCGTCTTCCAACATACGTAATTGGTTTAATGGTTTGATTGCCTTATGTAGATGACCTAATACAGCAGAGTTATCACCATTCAATATACCTGAATGAACATAAGCAATTGAATCAGTAGCAATTTTAACACCCTCGTTACCTGCTCTTACACCTTTAGGTGAGTAGATATAATATTCGTTGTACTTCTTATTGAATATGTTTTTAGAGTTAAGTGGTGCTTCTTTCTGACGTTTCTCAGCACGAACCTTTTTAATTCTACGTGGGTCGATGTAACGAATCTCTTGAATACCTTCTTTAGTTTTCTTTGTATCAATCATTAGATGATAATACAAACGACCATCTACATACCATTTACTAAAAATGTCATATGCTTTGGTATTGAATTGGAGAAGTTTTAAGATGCCTTCATACTCTTCACGAATACGATCTTTAACTTCGTCTGGTTGGTCTACGTCATCTAAAACGATTTCAACTGGAGAACCATCTTCATCACTAATGATTGCCTCATTAATAACATCATCAACAGCACGTTGACACTCAGGTTGTTGTGACATATCCCTATACTTAGTGATAAGAACTGTCTCAGTCTTAGTGGATTGCTCCATATCAATAGACGTGCCAAAGAATCCACCTTCGGTGACTGCAACTGCTGCATCGTCATTAGTGGGTGGCGCGAATGATTGGATTGAAGGAGGGGTTTCCTCCTTTTTGCCGATTGAATAACCGAATAAATCTATTGCCATCTATTTCTCTCTTATAATAAAAAGGGTATAAGTATATTTATATACCCTGGAATCACTTTAAACGGTATTAGATACCGCCAGCATCACCAGTTGAACCACCAGAAACTTCCCAATAATCATACTGGAATGTTACCGTGTACTCTTCAATTCCTTCAGTTTCCCATGACAGGTCAATTGTAGAAACTTCAGAAGGGTAAAGACCAACGAAATTGTAAGTTCTAATAGCATCACCAGTTTTACTGAATTGTGTCACTTGAGCATTAGATTTATATAATGATGGAGCAGATCCACCAGCAGTTCTTAAATTGCCTTGGAAAGAATTAATTGCATTAGACCACTTTTCTAAAGTATTTCTAATTGCAAAGTCTTCATCATTGATAATAGTAGGTGTCCATTCTGCATAAGTCCTATTACCAGCCAACTTAATTTGACGACCAAAGTACGGGACTTCGATTGTACCTAAAGTGGTAGCAGGAATTTGTGCCGACTTGCACATAAATGGAACCTGAATATCAGCAACTCCATCGATTGGGTTCGTAATGGTAACCTCAAATAGAGCATTTCTTGCTCCACCATCTTTGAGTGCACCAGAGAACGAATTTATATTAAAAGCCATTTTTTATCTCCTTTATATTCTATTTAGGTACGTCCAACAATCTCAGAAAACTCTACACCACTTCTAACAGCAACAAAGTTTAACTGAATATAGTTAATAGAACGAGAAGGTTTAACATAAATGTCTCCAACGAACTCATTTCTTTCAACGACTCCACTAGTATTATTCGAACCGTCACATACTACTCTAAAGTCTGTGATACCACGTCTGCCTTGAACATCTCTTAAGAAAGGTTCAACTAGATTTCGGAACTGAGCACGAGTAAAGTCATCGTTAAATTCAAATAACGTAAACTTAGATGCAGTGCTAATTGCTTTCTCTAGTACAATAAACAACCTACGAACATTGATTCTATCAAATGCACCAGGTTTGTTTAATAATGTTTTATCACCGAATAATACAGTACCCTGTCCTGGGAATGTAACTACTGGGTTGACACCTTTCTTGTATAATTGTTCTCTATCTTGTTTGCTTGGATTCCATGCTAGACGGATATTGTTTTTAACATTACCACGATTAAAACCAGCAGGTGAATACCATGGGTCACGAGTTGAATCGGTTTGAACCATAAGACCAGCAGTATCACCGTTTAATGGAACATAACGGTAAACATCGTTGTACTTATCATATTGATATTTCCAACCTGAGTCCATTACTGCGTAAGAAGAATTAGGTAATTCATCTCTGAATGAAATAACATCATCACGTTCTTTTCCATCATAACCGTTATTATTAACAACATCAGCACGTTCTGGTGATATCGTTGCAATACAATCCTTACGACTGTCAGCAATATTTGTGATTAAGTGAATTGCTAATGTAGAATCAGCAGCACTACCAAGAAGTAATGAAACATCTACATCTTCAGCAGACTTAAACTTATCGTAACCAGTAATCTTTTGAGCAGAAGAAGGTTTATCACCATCTTTACCGTTAGTCATACTTACAGTAACAGGTAATGCATTACCACCAAAAGTCACAGCAGATGCTTTATTACCAGCATTTGTCGCACTTGCGTTATGACCACCAAACCAAATATGAGAAGAACCTTGGTTAATCTTGTCTTTATAGTAGTTACCCGCACCTTGGTCTGTCTTAGCATCAGATGCCATTGAAACGTTTTCATATGTTTCTAATACACTTGCAGAAGTTCCAGTAAAAGAACCATCTTCATCAACAACAGCAATATGTAAAGAATCACCTTGAGCATTTGCTGTATTAGCAAATGAAGTTGTTGTAGGAGCAGTTGAGAAGTTATTGAAGTATTCCCAACGACGAGTAATATCTGTAGTATAATTTGATACAGTGTTACCAGTATAGTTTGAAGTCAATGTAACTGTGTTACCTGACACTGTTTTAACTTTACGTTGCTCTTTATCAGGACCAAGTAAAAGAATATCACCAACTATGAAAGAAGTTTCAGTATTTGAAACACCAATACCACTACCAGCAAGGGTAACAGTTTTACTGTTTCTTGTAGCATAGTAACTTGTAGCAACAGTAGATTCCCATGCTGCTGAAGTTTGACATGATGATACTTTTAATGAGTTACCTAATTCACCAGGATACTTAGCAACCCAGTCGCCATGACCAGAGATATTAGCATATGTTTCGTTATAGTATTCTTCGCTTTCAACATAAGTGCCAGTCGCACCAGATGTAGCATTGTTAGCACCATTTACTACACGAACCGTGTATAATGCATTACCGTATGAAAGAAAGTTGGCTGCAGTGAAAAAATCATCAGCAGTATTTGCGTTTGGTTTATTGAAAACGTTTACTAATCTATCTTCAGAATCAATCAATACACGTGTGTTGACTGGACCCCAACGAAAGTGTCCAGCGATAGCACCTTCTGTGGTACTTACTGCTGGAACAACTGTTGTGAGATCGATTTCGCTTACATTAACACCTGGACTTACTTGGAAAGGCATATGGTTTCTCCTGTGTTTCTTTTAATTTTAATTCGTTTCTATGCTTTTATTTATAATTTATTAGTATTCGCCACTTGAATCAAATCTGTCTTCCTTATCAATTAACCAATCATTGTGTTGTGGAACCTCGATCATTTCCATTTCATCAACACCATCATCCACAATACCAAAAGGTAATAAGTCACTCATCAATTCTTCTTCTGTTCTTTCCCTTAGTTTAGATAAGG